CTTCCAACAGTGTGGCGCTCCCTGCTGGAGCAGCAGATAGCATTTAGGCGAGGCGAAGTTAGCATGGTTGCAGGACCACCAGGTGCTGGTAAATCTACCTTTGCCTTATCACTTGCAGTACATGCACAGGTTCCAACACTTTATATTTCTGCTGATACGCACTCTCATACTATGAGTTTGCGTTTGCTTTCTATGTTAACAAATAGAACTCAGGCAGAGGTTGAACCTATGATGGAATCAGATAGAGAGTGGGCAGCACAAATGTTAAAACCTGCTGACCATATTATGTGGGAGTTTGATTCTGCACCAACATTAAAAGATATTGAAGATGCAATCCTTGCAGCAAGAGAACGCATGGGTAGAGATGTTGAACTTATAGTTCTTGATAATGCGGTTGATGTCACGCTAGATGGACAAGATGAGTGGGGTGGGCTACGCACCCTCATGCGTGAACTCAAATGGTGGGCACGGGATACTGGTGCTGCTGTGGTTGTCTGTCACCACACTAGCGAGGGCGTTACTGGTAATCCTTGTCCACCACGCTCTTCACTGCATGGCAAAATTGCACAGACTCCTTCCTTAATACTTACAGTATTTGGACAGATTGCTTCCATGGGTGTGTGTGCTGTTAAAAATAGATATGGACCAGCAGATGCCAATGGTGCTTCACCAGTTTGGTTATCTTACGACCCTGCAAGTATGCAGATTAAGGATGCAATAACAACATGAGTTGGGAATTAAGATTAATAGAAAATATGGGTGAGTTACTCGGCTCGCCAAATAGTGAAAGTGTAGTTGTGCCGACCAAACCACTGCTTGAAGATATGCAAAAACAGTTGAAATTTATGCCGAAAAACTTTACTTGGACAGTGGGATGGAGAACCTATGTTTGGCAGGAAACGGAAAAAAAAGAATTTAAAGACCTTACTCAAAGTGAACATGACAAATTATATGATGGAGAAACCATCAGTTACACCGAAGATGGTGGAGAAGGCGATAAGGGAATCGGAACTACCACAAGCGATGAAGGAAGCGTTACTCAGTGAACTTCCAGAGTTTGTGGAACATATTGATGAAGCGACAGATAGAATCTTCAACCCTTCCGCCATCTGGATTGAAGCAGTCCAGTTTGCTGACTATGTGGGTCAACTTGCTATACATCTCAAAGAACAACACGGAGAAGATTGCAGAGAAGAAATCGCAGAACGATTAACCATGATGAGTGAGTCGTTTAAACAACTAGCAGAACATGCAATGTTAGTGATAGACCAATTAGAAAGAAGGCGTGATGGCGCACAGTAATAAAGAAATGTTATCTATAATTTGGTGTGATAACGGAACAACTGATGGTAAGTTTACAGAAGGTTTAGTCTATACACTGATACATGCTCCAACAGTTGGTGTTCCAGTTAATAATGCGATTCGTGTACAGGGTAATCAGATAGCAAGACAGCGCCAAGGAGCCATTGAAATGTGGCAAAAAGTGGGTACAGATTGGGCGTTATGGGTAGATTCTGACATTGTATTAACCCAAGAAATGCTCAAAACGCTATGGGATACAGCAGATAAGGTTGCACGCCCAATAGTAAGTGGCGTTTATTTTATATCTAAACAGATGGAAGGTTCATTGATGATGCCAATGCCTTGTGTATTTAATGAAGGTGGCAATCAACATGAGGTTGTTTACTTGCATCCATTACCAAAGAATCAAGTAGTTAAAATTGACAATGCTGGTATGGGTTTAGTCTTAATGCATAAGAGTGTATTGAAAGCATTAAATGAAAAGTTTCCTGATGACTTTTGGTTTGGTGAAAGTAATGAACGGGGCGATAAGTTTATAGGTGAGGACATTGCTTTCTTCCGTAAGGTTAGACAAGCAGGTATTCCTATTCATGCTCACACTGGCGTAATAGCCAAGCACATGAAACGATTTGCATTTGATGATGCATATTACAATCTTTACTGGGGGGCAGTTGAGTTAGCGGAAAGGAGAGAGCGTGAGTCAGCAGAAGAGCAACAAGCGTAGAGGTGCACACTTTGAAATAGAACTGGTGGATTGGTTTATGTCCAACGGTTTAAACGCACAACGCTTACCGCGTTCAGGGCGTAATGATGTTGGTGATGCTTATGTACCAGGGGTTAATGGTTCTTATGTTGTAGAGGCTAAGGCTCCAAGGCGCGATGGTCGCATTGACCTATCAGGTTGGTTGCGTGAAGCAGACACTGAAGCAGAAAACTATATGAACCAAAAAAAATTAAAGGTTAAACCAATACCTTTAGTAATAATCAAGGCAAGCAATAAAGGAATAGGAGAAGCGTATGTCGTTCAGAGGCTCAGTGATGTCCTCCCCAACCTCTAAACACGACATAGTAAAAGTACTGGAGCACTATGGTTTTACGATTCCAGCAAATCGTGGTGGATGGATGTCAGTTAGATGTGTATTCCACAATGACCATGTTAAGTCTGCTCGTTTAAACATTGATGGCGGTGGCTTTAGATGTTTTGCTTGCGACATGGCTGGTGATGTTTATTCAATTATCATGAAACGAGAAGGAGTTAATTATGGTGAGGCTCTCAAAATCGCAGAGGGAATTACTGGCGAGGGCGACAGAGAACTACGAAAGAAACCTAGGAGAGGCGCTTCCATATCTAGCGACTCGCGGTATAACAGAAGCAACGGCTCGTATGTTCCGCCTCGGCTTCGTGGCGAATCCTGAAACGGGACATGAGTTATATCAAGGCAAGTTAGCAATACCATATTTAACACCATCAGGTGTTGTTGATATTCGTTTTCGTAGTTTAAACAATGACAATGGACCGAAATATCTTTCCCGCCCTGGTGCAACTACTCACATCTATAACATTGGTGCACTGACTCAAGACAGTAGCATGTTAGTTGTTTGTGAAGGTGAGATTGATACCATAATTGCAACTCAAGTTGGCTTTACTGCCGTTGGATTACCTGGTGCTAATAACTGGAAACCATATTACTCAAGAGTGCTTGATGGTTGGGATAAAATTATGTTGTTTTGTGATGGTGATAATGCTGGCAGGGAAATGGCTAAGACAATTAGCCGTGAACTAGACAATGTATTTCCTGTGTTCATGCCTGATAATCAGGATGTCAATGATGTGTTCCTAACTGAGGGAGCGGATGGATTACGCAGACGAGTAGGTGCCTAACCTTGGTTAAAAATTCAGCGTTTGATTTAGACTTTGGCTATGGTCGCAAAGGTGAGCAGTTAGTTGAAGAACTGTTAACCCAAGGTAAAAAGGTTGAAGTAAAGCGAGATAGAAAATGGTGGGTAACCAACAATCTTTATATAGAAGTTGAGTGTTGGTATATGAAATCTCAATCATGGGAACCATCAGGTGTCATGGTTACTGAGGCAGAGTACTGGGCATTTGTATTAGAACAAGGTGTGCTTTTAGTTCCAACATCACATGTGCTTTATGCAATTAAAGAGTTTGGTCGTGAGATAACTTGTGAAATTCCTCCTAATAAAAGTAAAGGTTATCTCATAACCGTTGATGATTTGCTTATGGCAATGCGTAAATTAAAGAACGAGAAGGTAGAAACAAAAGATGGATGAACAAGATAAAGTTTGGGAAACTATTTATAGTATTGCCCGACAGGTAGCAAGCCGTTCTAATCGTATCCATCGCGGGCTTGTAAGCACTGATGATTTATACCAGCACATGTCCTTGTGGGCACTGGAACACTGGCATAAAATTGAGCAATGGCAAAATGAAGAAAGTTTAAAGTATAAATTACGCAGAACTTTTTACAATGAAGCACAGAAGTATGTGGCTAAAGAGCGTTCAAGACACTCTCGTTCTCCAATGTCAGATTCTTTTTACTATACCCATCAAGTATTACATGAGTTATTACCTGATGTATGGGAGCATGTTGGTTGGGTTGATACCCCCGATATGTCGCAAGAGTTTATTGCACACACAAGTAAGCCATCAGAGGGTGGCAATCGGTTAGCCCTGTTGTCAGATATTGCTTTTGGTTTAGACCGTTTAAACAAGAACGATAAAGACTTGCTTCGTATGCGGTATGCCCAAGGTGGTATGGATTTTGCTGCGCTTGCTGAAACTTATGGTGCAAGTGATGAAGCCATACGCAAGCGTGTTAAGCGTGCCTTGGATAAGTTACAAGATAGGCTAGGTGGTGAACCACCTGTTTGGCGCGGGCGTAGGCGTGTTCGTAGTAATGCAGAAGCACAGGCAGAGATAAGAAACCAAGAAGAAAGAGGGGACTAAATGGAAACTATATTATTGGAGTTGCAGATGATGCTCCTTGATTTAGAGTTCTATAAATTGGTGTTAGAAATATTTATTAGGTTAGGTATTAATTGATTATAGGATTAAGTGGATACGCCCGTAGTGGTAAGGATACTGTTGCGGAATTGTTGTGTCTTAATTATGGATACAAAAGAGTTTCTTTTGCAGACCCTATGCGTAAAGCATTATATGTCTTAAGTCCTAAGTTAGATAGCATAGTGCGTTTATCAGAATATGTAGATGATTATGGTTGGGATGTAGCAAAGCAGAACCAAGAGGTTCGCAGACTACTACAAGTCTTTGGCACCGAAGTTGGGCGTAAGATGTTTGGCTTAGATTTTTGGATTGACATAGCATTAAAAGATATAGATAACAGTAAGCATGTCGTCATTAGTGATGTCAGATTTCCTAACGAGGCTGATGCAATAACTAAACTTGGTGGCTCTATATGGCGCATCAATAGACATAACCATAGTGCTGTCAATGGACATGCATCAGAACATGCTATGGATAATTATTTATTTAATCATGTTATCTATAATGATGGAACACTTGATGACTTAAGTGATGAAGTATTTATGTTGGCTAAACATTTAGGCTTGGACAAATAAAAAACCCCCGCCAAAAGCAGGGGCTTTTTATGACTTAATTAAAAATCATCTACATCTATTAATTTTGTAATTTCACCCCAAACATTATCAGAGTGTTCTTCACAAAGAATTATGGTTCCGTAATAACTACCACGCAGTTCATACTTTAACATAAGGTTGCCTTGCTTTCCACAAACTTCAATAGCATAACTCATGCCTATACTATCTTCGTCTGCTGTTAATGGTGTTGCTATACAGGTTTGTTTATTACTCATTTTTTTCTCCCGTCATATACCGCCAACCAATTTGATTGGCTTGGTATAAGTATACTAATCAAAATTTTTTAATTTTATTTTTTTAACAAAACCTGAACAGCGACACTCCCGAAAAACAATTAGACTTGACAGTATAAAATACTGACTTTAGAAATAGAGAAGCCTAGCAAGACAGGAGAGAATTGCTAGGCTTTTCTAAGTGCACCTAACTAATTGCTAGATGCACAAGTCTATAATTATACCACATTTTTTGGCTCTGTCATCTGCCATTTAATTATTTTACGCATGAACTTTCTTCTGTTTGGCGTAGTTCCACCCCATATTCCATAGGTTTCATGGGCTAATCCCCACTCCAAACAAGCCTCCATGACAGGGCACTCAGAGCACATCTTGTTAATCATTTTCTCTTGAGCATAGGTAAAAGTTTCCTGTGGTGGATAGAAAACTTCCGTGTCTATACCTTGACAGATACCACCAGTAAATAATTTATAGTTGTATCTTAAGACATAACGAATTAGTTCGTTGCCAGTTCTTGATGTTATTTTTATTTCTTCAAGTATCTCATGGTATTTTGGTTTCATTTCCTAATACCAGTTCTTGGCTAGGTGATGGGCGTATGCTCTGCATATACCTTTCTTGCCATATTTTCTTTCAATATATGCAAGTCCAGCATCTACTTGGGCATAGCCATTTAAGGTTGGTTTAACCTTTAAATTCTTCCAAGTTTCAGGCATTAGTTGTGCGATACCTAGAGCACCACTTGATTTGTTGCGTGCTTTTGGTCGCCAATTACTTTCCTCTGTCCATAGTTCAAAGAGGCATGGGTATTGTTCAAGCATATCCATTTGGATTAATCTATCTACCGCATATCTTTGGTAGTCGTTCTCATAGTATGCAATTAGTTTGCCCTTGGGTTGGTGATTTATGTTTACTATTGGCGTGTTGATAATTAACAGCACACCTAAAGTAAACGATGAGATTATCCATAGCCTAGCGTGGGGATGTATCTGTCTTAAGACATTACGCGTTTTACTATTCTTCTTTTTCGTATTTACCATAGTAGTTTCCTATCGCTAGTTCAACTGTTTCTGCATACCCTCTTTCACAAGGTGTGCACCTATCTGTCATGATATTGATTAGTCGCGGATTAATTACTAACCCACTACACTTCTCGCATCTCATGTGTGTCGTCATATTGATGCCTTGCTATGTTCTTTAACTCTATCAAGTTTTAGATAGAATTCATTACCCACTTGGTCTACCCAATCAGGTTGTGAAACAAATCTACCCTCATCATCTAGCCAAGTAGCCTCAAATCCATATTCCCAATTCCAGTGCAAGATAACTCTGTAGTCCTTGCCATCATGGGTAATTGTCATGTCTTTATCGTAGGCTGTTTCTGTCTTAAGAACCGAACCGATTTCTATATCCATGTTAATCCTCATCTCCCCACATACGGTCAGGTTCAAAGCATACGCAATCAATCTCGTTGCAATCATCACAGGTTTGATTAATACCTAGTGCAACATCATCGCCTTGTAGATACATCGGCTCACCCATGATTGCTCTCCTGTTCGTTCTTTACTATGTCATTGATGGTTGGCTCGTTTAATTGTTTATACATAGGCGCAAGTAATTTCTCAGAGAACTCGTGCACTCTATTGTAATACCAAAACTCCCAATCATCTTTGTCTATTTTATCTGTCACTTTTTCCTCCTGTCTTAAGTAATAACATTGGTTTATTGCAGTTTAATTTGGGACACCTAACTATGTATTTCTCCCATGGTTGCTGATAGATAAACTGTTTTCTAACAGTATCGCAGTAGCGACATACGAACTCATGCATTGGCATTGATTAAGACCTCTGCGCCATCAAATATATCGTGAATTGTTTCATCAAAGAAAAATTCTTTAGCATATTCTTTGGCTTTCTCTTCGTTCTCTGCCTCAATCTCGTAAGAAATTGGCATAAGTTCTATAGTTATTCTATAGTTTTGCATTGCATTTCTCCTGTCTTAAGTAATGATTACCTTTTTAGTAATCGTTGAGTAATAATCTCACGAGTATCATCGTAAGAGGTAGAGGCTCGCCCATCTTTGCCTTCTGTCCACACAACAAGGCGGTGGTCGTATCGGATAGTGCTACCTTGTCCGTATAAGTCCATCAATAGTGATGCCCCTTCTGTATCCCTGCATGATGCTACATACCCACCTAGTGGGTCATAGACTTTGTATATTGGTGATGCTCCCATTATTTCCTTCCTGTTTTTAACTTAGCATATTCTGTTTTTATTTTATTTACAATATCGGTAAAGTTTTTTTCGTCTTCACTTGACCACATATTTTGTTCAGTTAATGATGAACTGTATTCATGTATTGCACCATTAATCATTAGCAGTTGTTCCGTTGTGAATTTCATTGTTTGCTCCCTGTCTTAAGTCCTAAGTTCCACTTATCTAGTTGTTGACTTAGTTGTTCTGTTAGTTCTTGTTCCATACCTACAAAGTTTCCATCTCCAGCATAACCATAAAGCCAGCCCTCGTTTTCGTCAAGGATTGTGCCTTCAGGAAATGCTCTCTCCTCTGTATCTATGTCTATACTCCAGCGATTAGTTTCTTCATCAAACATAATTGCGAAGTGGTATTGTCTGCTCATTGCTTTTCTCCTGTCTTAAGTAATAACCTACGGACTATCCGTAAGTTAGTTCTCCAAAGATTGCATATTGAATAATCATGTCGCCAAAGCAAGCATCATAATCCTCAGTATCTAGTGGGTATCCACCGCAATGAGTTTGACCTGCCTTGATTGCCAGTTCATATCCTCTACGCATATCCTCAATCTCAACAACATAAGACTTCTCTCCAATACTGTCGTAGACTCTTACGGGTTGAGGGTTTGGCACAACCTTTCCATCTTTCTTAAGCCATAAGTCAATACCTTGGTAGTTTGGTTTGCGTAGTTTTCTGCACCAGTAATACATGCCAGCACCATCACAACCCCAAACCGCTTCCCATAATTGGTCAACTGTAAAGGTCTTGCTTACTGTTAGTGTTTCATTTGTGTCCATTTGTTTTCTCCTGTCTGTTGGTATTGGTATAACACTATCACACAGTTATCAGTTGTCAACTGTCTTTGATGTGATGTTGCTCTCATGTATTAAGTCAGAACTTGGGCAATCATCGTATGGATTTTGATTACCTTCGTTGTCCTCGCACCAACACCAACCAAAGTTTGACACTTGCGTTTCGTGGGTTAAGTTTGCAATCTCTCCCCAACTCATAGACATCTCACTCATTGTCATCTTCCTGTCTTAATACATAAATTGGTTCAGTTGGTTTTGTCTTTTCAACCCAGCCCGTTTCTTTACTCCATCTAAGGCGTGGCTCTATATCTTTAGGCTGAACTTCTAACCATTTAAGTTTCATTTTATCCCCTGTCTTAATGCATATTTAATTTCTTGATACCAGCAATCGCCACAAATTACAACGATTTTTCTTTTAACTTTGTGTGCAACATAAGCACCATCACAACCACAAAAATTACAATTCATTTTTATCTCCTGTCTTAAGTCAGATTTATTTGTATAGTAAGTCAAGGCAAAATTGAGAAAGATTTTCAAACTCAACCTTGCATTGGTCGGGTGTAGTTGCATCATTTAGTAGCCAAATTATGGCTAGTAAGAGGGCGGTCAATAGCCCCGCCCTTACTCTGCGCCCTCGTTTTGTCAGGTTCATTTATCGCACCCGCAAATTTTTATATCTTGTAAGCAATCGCCACACATTATTCATCTCCTGTCTTAAGCCACAACTAAAGATGGCTTAATGGTTGTTGGCTCAGGCGTTGTTAAACTCCACCAAGCCCAGCCAATTTTTGTGTAAATGTATGCATACTCAGCCCATGAACTACGGGCATAGTCAAGGTAATCACCTCGGAAGTTAAAAACCTTGGCTTCTTGATTTGCCTCGCCCCTGTCCCTGCCATAGGCAAGGCACCAGTTTTCGTTGCGTGTTTCCCTGTTGTTGAAATCTTGTTGCTCTCCGATTTCATTACTTAATACAGAAAGATTTCCAAGATTTAAAAGTGCATCAATCTTGTCCTCATCTGTATAAAAGTCAGCCAAGGTTTGACCTACTCCTTCAGGGTAGCCGTCGTAGTGGCAGTAAATCGCCCTAATCGTGCCGTCTTCGTTTTCTTTTCCAATCATGCTTCTCGTTGACATGTTATGCCTCCTGTCTTAAGTCATTTAATCTTTTGGCTTCTGCTATTGCATCGCCATAATTGTCAGATACAAAAACAGGCTCTGAAACCTGTCCAGTATTTGCAAATCTAATAAAAGA